GCGGGATCGACTATTCCAGCACCCCAAGCGAGAGATGCGACTGCGACTACTACAGTGACCCAGAATTCTGTACTTTTCCAACCAGGTTTTACTTCGTTATTTTTATTAGCTGCCATAATATTTATTTATACACGATTTATTAAGGTAAGTCACCTAATTTATTTAGTTGACTTATTTTCTCTTGAGGTCTTGCTAAACCTCCAATCGCAGAGAAAACATTTAACGCGGGCTTATCTCCGCTGTAAATTCCACGATGAACCACGCTATTAGGTCTCATCATTTTAGAAAGTTGGTCAAACGCTTGATCCAGATAACTTTGAGGGATACTGTTTAATTGCTCGGTTCCGCCAATGATAATTGCAGCAGCCGAGTTCCCAGTGCTTAAATCAATCCCTCCTGAAAGCAGATTATTCCTTAAGTTTTCCCTCACGGCACGAGCAATGCTAATTGAATCTTTCCATTCTGAAACTGGAGAAGCTCCAAAAACAATCAGTCCAGAATCTAAAACTTGCCTGTAATCATTTGAATCGAAAGATGAATAGGTGCTATCTTTAGCTGCGGTATGGTTAAACAAGTGAAATAAACCTGCCATGCTTTGATTAGCAACATTCCAAAATTCAGATACTACCAAATTAGGATAAAGCTCTCCAATTTTTTCATTATCAATTAGGATGAGTGGGGAAACAATATCTTGCTCAACTAAATCGTAAACTTGATTTAAAGTATTAGCTGCATTAGCATTAACCCTTTTACCTTCTGATGCTTTTGGTAAGGCCAGAATAACTCCGACCTTTTTAGAAGACCCTGAAGAAGCCTGTACTTCAACCGCAGACCTTACGGCGGGTACTACTGAACCTGCGCCAGTTCCACCTCCCGCGCCAGCACATACAAATATTTTATCTACATTATCTCCAAATGAGCGCTTGATAAAATCAGAAATATCTTCGCTTTTTTCTTGATATGCTTGAGTAGCTACTTCTGGAGCTTTACCTGCCCCGCCCTCGCCAAAACACAATTTATTTTCTAGATCAATAGAATTTAAATCTTGTTGAGCAGTATTAATTACAGCCGTTCTTCTATATCCTAATTTATGAAAATTTTCAGCGATCCTAGAACCCCCTTGACCTGCTCCTAAAAAAGCAAAATTAAAAGCAACATCCACCTCATCCTCTATAACCTTTTTAGTTTCGTCTTTTTGGGGAGGAGGAATTAAAATGTCAGGCATTATAATATCAGTAGGGACTTCTCCATAGCCCACTGACTTAATGTGATTTTCTTCCATGTCTTTCTGTTCGTTGTCGCTCATATTATTCTTTTTCTATTTTTAAGCTCGAAGCCAGTATACTTGCTAGATAAAAATCTATCTGATGTTTTGCGGCTATTTCTCTAACTAACTCTACTCTCTCGCAATTATGATCTATGGGTTTTTTACAGTATTTTTTAATACTTTTTTGCCACACTTCAGGAGTTTCATTTGCAATGATAGTCTCAGATATTTTTATCGCAACATCTTTTTGAGTAGCATTTAATCTTTTGACCTTATGCATTTTTCTTAACTCAGAAGCTACCGAAGTTTCTAACTTTTGAGCCAGTATCATATTGTCTTTAACTTTATCTAAACTATAATTAGCTGAACTTTCCCCTTGGCCTACGGGGGAAATTTTTCTATTCTCTTGGGGTATGCCAGAAGTTCCCTCTGGTCTACCCGCGTTTTTGGGCAAAGATTTTTGTTTTTTGTTATCGGAATCAACCTTCACGGTTTTAGCTAGAGGACTACCGCCTACCAAGGGGGTATAAAGACCTTCATTCCTAAGCTTTAAATATTCCCTTTGATTCTCTAATGAAGTTTCTTTATCTGGCAATCTTCCCGTGTCCAAAGCGGTGATCGTTTCTTCTGGGGTAAGAATTCCAAGTTCCAATAAGCGTGAATAAATTCTATCTTTTAATACGCTGTCCTGTAAAGAAATTTCATCAAAATAAGGAACTGGGTAATTTTTAAATCCTAAATTTTTAGAAATTCTTTTAATTTCAGGCATTAAGAAATTATTAAGAAAAGCTTGTCTACCTTGCTCTAAGCGAGAAACAAAAACTTTAACTTTACTTTCTTGATTAGAAAATTTCTCTCCGCCTACTAAAATATTATTTAGTCCATTATTGATATCTCTATCAAAAATTTCATATTTTTTAGGGTCCATTAATTCTGCAATCCTTGGTACTACGAATTCTGCTTTAGTAGTGTAGTCGGCTATCAAAACCCTACCTACAGATTCGTTGTTAAAAAGGTCTTGCATGGCCTGAAGATTACGCTGGTTAATTCCACCCTTTTCAGGATCAGTTCCCATCGTTACTAAAAGAATAGCTTGCTGCATACAGCGACCAATCGCCATATCCATTTTTTTCAATTCATCCTTAAAGCTTATATCAGCCAAAACAGGGTAACCCATTGGAACGGCAAACGGTTCATAATCTTGCTTTTTATAAAATACTGCCACGATTTTATCTATATCTAGAGGGATTTGCACAGCCGCACTTCTAGTTGTATCAATTTGCTCTTGTATGTTTTTGGGCAGTGAATCAAATATTTGCTTATCCTCTTCGGTTTCCCTATTTTTTAATCTTTCCAATTCATAATTGGTTACCAATTTATAATAAACAGGATTGTTAAATGCTAACGTACCCGTCATTCTAATATCCGCTGGGTTTACCAGCATATATGAACTCGGAATTTTATTAGTAGAGCTTAAAGCAGATGATAATCCGCTTCCAAAAGTTTGAGTAATTTTCGAAACTTCTTGATTGCTAAGAGTGGCATCAAATCTATAAACAAAAACATTTCCTGATCTATAATACTCCCTAAAAAACTGATCTTGAAAATCCCAAATATTTAACTTATTAAATAAAGCTTCAAAAAAGCTTCTAGATTTTTTACTTGCACCTCTAAAGTAAATATTACCCAGTGAAAATTCTGTCATCAAATCAATAACATTTCTAAACTGAGAAAAATTATAATAAGCTTTTTGGCATAAAATAACCGCATCTCTGACATCTAAGCTTTTTGCACCACTGTTACCATACTGGTAAGAATATTTAAATGGAACTAATCCATCTGAAATATTGGCATATTTGTCGGTTCGATTAATTACTGATGCTTTATTCCTACGAGTGCTAGTTCTACCCGTATTTATGTTAGCGCTTGATTCGTAAGCCATAAAAGGAGTAGTGTCCTCTTCAGAGGCTTTAGCGGTCATTTTTTTGGCCGCTTTTTTAGCGGTTGTTGACGCTCTAGCGGTCTTCTTCGGTTTGCTCTTTTTTGGTTGCTGGCTCATGATTACTAAATTAATACACTTCTAACGGAACATTTGGGGTAAAAAGGTAGAATTTATTTCATTTTCATCAGTACTCTTGCTGTCATTGTAGCATCTGAGCCCCCAGTTTGCCAGCATTAAAGTCGTATAATTATCCTTGCGGGCTCTGTGGGGGGACGTACTTCTTTTTAAATGTTGCGGTAAATCAAAGGTTTGAGTTCCTTTTGCAGTGCTTTTTACTTCTACCAAAGCGCACTGTTTTTTTGTAGAATAAATTAAAGTATCTTGAGTTTCTATAAATTCTCCAATATTATTTTCCGCCACTAATTTTAAATTAACATTATAATTTGATTGTTTATCAAACATGGAGCCATTAGCGGTAGTACGAGAGGCGAACCATATTTTTTTATGATCTATAGCAGCTTGAAGATGTTCATTGGCTTTTCTTAGAAAATCACTAGTAAAGTTTTGTTTAAAGCAAATTCGGTGATCTGTTTTATTTAAATCTCTTTTAAATCTTCTAATTTCTTTTTGATAATCCTGCCCTTCTTTGGCTGCGTCAAAATCCAAAAATTTTAAATTAATTCCAGCATTTACAAAATTTTCAGATTCATTACAGCTATCTAAAAACTGATAACCTGCATTATCAATAACTATTAATTCTATATTGAAATTTGTATAAAGATAAAACATGTAGTTTATGTGGTCTTTTAAGTCTCCACCTGCTACCGCATAACTATGAACTAAAGTGCCCTCTCCTGTATTTTCATCTAATTCTAACAAAGACATTGCAAAAAAATCAGAGCTAGGACTATTAGAAAAGGAAGGGTCAATCCCTAAAATATATTTACCATTAGAACTACCTCTTATTAAAGTGGTTGGCGAGTCTCCGTCAGGGATAGTGCATTCATGCATTTTTTTTGCGCTAAAATAAGAATCTGACCCATCCGTAAATTGAGCGCAATATTCCCTAAGAAAAGAGGAATGGGAGGAACCTCCTTCTTGAGCTTCTTCAATTACAGTCTTATCTATCATTTCCTCGGGTAATGCTTCATACCCCATTTGAGAAATAAAATAAGTGGCATCCCCAAGGTCATCAGAATATATTCTATTAGTCCACTCTCTGTAGGTTTTATATAAATTTTCAAAAGTGTAAGAAGCTGAAGATAATGCTATCATTTTAGAATTATTTTCAAATTCCATCCTATCCTCGTCTTTCATTTTGCCCTTCTTAATGAGTTCGTCTTCCATAGCGCGAACCTCAAGTCTTTCTTTCATGTTTTGAGGGGCAACCAAAAAAGGCATAAGTACAGTGTTAATTAACTCTTCAGGTAATAACAAAAACTCATCTAGCAATAAAATATTAGCTCTAAAACCACGAATCTTTTCACCGTTCAAAGGAATAGCAGTAATTGTACCACCATTAATTGACCATTCAAATTGGTCGTTTCTTTTAGAAGGTTTCGTAGCAAAGGCTTGCTGTAATAGTTCCGCCCCCTTGGATTGTACCAATTTTTCTAGATTATTAAATATAAATCTAGCAGTACGAAAAGTTGGGCCAGCTATTAAGATTTTAGTACCAGGATTAAATATACATTGCAAAAAACAAAATACGGAAGCAATAAAAGTTTTTCCACAGCCACGACCCCAAACGCACATGGAAAAGTTACGATTCATCATCCCCTTTAATGTTATCTCTTGGAAAGGGGCAAGCTTAATTCCTGAGATAAGCTCTGTCGTAACACCTAAGTTAGAAGATAGAAACTTGGCTAATGAGATTTTAGCTTCTTTATCCTCTAAAATTCCTTCTAATTTTAAAAGCTCCGAATTTACATCGGGAAGGTCTTTTTTATATTTTTCAGGACAATACCACATATATCACGTTTCGTAAAACTTTGCATAAGGACTTAAGTTTTCAAAATCACTTTTATCGTTGTGAGTATAATAATAAGTGGCTAAAGAAATTCTATGTCTTTCAAGTGGGCACTGCAAGGGTTCTGGACATCCATGTAAAGCATTATTGGCGGTATTAAAAATAACCATAGTATTAAAATCGGGTTTTATAGATACCTGTTTTTGCTTTAAATTTTTATCCCATAACTCTAAGTCACCTTTCCAATCCGACATCCAATTTTCATTTAAAAAAACTAAAACATTAATTTGCCTACATAATGAAGTCTCTGGATTATAATCAAAGTCCTGATGTACGTTTAATTTACCTCCGCGAGAAGTACAATGTATTCCTCCTCCTATATTCGAAGGGTCATCAATTATACCTTTTATTCCTGTTAAATCTTTTAAAAAATTCAAAAACTCAACGCTGTGTAATTGCCACAAAATTTTTTGAACTTCCCTAGGCATATCTGCTGCATTTTCTATCCACCTTTTATTTACTTGATGACCAGTAACCCGAGACTGTTCTTTCCATTTTAAATTATTTAAATTATTTTCTATCGCCAAGGCACATTCTTTTAAATCCTTTGTGTTGAAGAAATCTTTCACTACAGTATGCGGAAACGGTTCTGCATTTTTATATTTGTTGTGAGAAACGTAATCCATACTTTAGAGAATTTTTTTATCGTAAGCTAATTGTAAATCAATTTTTTTATAAATACAATCACTAAAAAATATCTTTTCTATGAC